AGGCCGCGATTGAAGATGAAGCTGCACAGATTCGTCTAGCCACTGCTTTAAAAAATGCAACTGGTGCAACGAATCAAATGATTGCATCGGTTGAACAACAGATTCTCAAGACATCTTTGGCCACAGGTGTAGCAGACGATAAACTTCGTCCAGCGTTGCAACGACTTGCGCTTTCTACAAACGACGTTACAAAAGCTCAGGATCTTCTCAATCTTGCTCTAGACATTTCTCAAGCTACCGGTAAAGGCTTGGATTCAGTAGCTAATGCACTTGGTAAGGCATACGACGGCAACACGGCAGCTCTTGGCAAATTAGGCATTGGACTATCTACGGCAGAGCTAAAAGCTATGTCATTTACAGACGTGCAATCAAAGCTTTCAGATCTATTTGGCGGAGCAGCAGCAGCCAACGCAGAGACATTCGCTGGACGCTTAGAAATTCTCAAAGTTACATTTGATGAAGCCAAAGAATCAGTCGGTGCAAGACTTTTGCCAATTATTCAAGAACTTGTCGAATTTGTTGTTAATGAAGTTGTGCCAGCACTTGCCAAATTTGCTAATTTCTTTAAGCCAATTACTAAGGCAGTAGAAGATAACAAGGAAACATTTGCAGATTTGATTTCATTTATTCAAAAATATGTTGTGCCAGTTCTTGTAACAGGCTTAGGCGGAGCATTGAAAATCATTGCTCAAATAATTGCTGGGCTTGTTAATGGATTTGCCAATCTTCTTTCTGGAATCACTAGGGTAATAAATGCGGTCAAATCATTTATTAATTTAATGAAAGACAATCCAGTAACTCGATTCTTTGGTGGTGGAGATAACTCAAAAGGCTTGAAAGCCGGTGGTGCAGAATTTGAGCCAGATTTTGGCGGCGATACAGGTGGAGGATTTGATACAGGAGGCGGCTTTATGCCATCAGGTGATTCTCCAACATTTACAGGCGCGCCGCTTGGTGCATATTCACCAGCCATGCAAGCTGCAATCCTTCGTCGCGAGCAATTAAAAGCTGAAACCGAAAGACTTAGAAATCAACGTGAAGCAGCGGCAGCAGCTAGACTTGAAGCCACCGGCGGACTTTCAACGGCAGAGCGCATCAACATTACAGTCAATGGCGCAATTGATGCTGAGGGCACTGCTCGCACAATCGTGAACGTGCTCAATGATTCCTTCTATCGTGGCACTGGCGGAGCCGGTGCTTTGGCAACCTAATGACACAGTGGGCTCCAGTCTGGCGCGTCAAAATTAATGGCGTTGATGTTACCGATTCGGTGTTGGCCAATTTAACAATTACGTCGGGACGCACGAATATCTACACACAAGCTCAAGCTGGCTATTGCTCAGTTAATCTGATCATTTTCAATCAAGCTGCGCTACCTTACGAAATCAACGACACAATCTCGATTGAAGTGCAAGACACTTCGGCGGTCTATGTGCCAATTTTTGGCGGATCTATTGTGGACATCGCCGTGAGCGTGTCTCAGGTAGGTTCGACGGCTTACACTCAGGAAGTCACTATCACGGCTCTGGGAGCCCTTGCAAGGCTTCAAAAGGCTCTTACAGACGGCGTCTTAAGTCAGGATTTTGACGGCAACCAAATTGAGACAATCTTGCGCGAAGTCTTGTTTGCTCAATGGCAACAGGTACCAGCCGCGCTTCAATGGAACACTTATGATCCTGCAACGACTTGGGCTAATGCTGAAAATAGTGGCTATGGCGAAATCGACACTCCAGGCAATTATGAGCTGGCACAACGCTCCTCAAATCGAACAGTCATATATGACCTAGTCTCAGCGTTAGCCACTTCTGGACTTGGTTATCTCAGCGAAAATGCACAAGGCCAAATTTCATATTCTGATTCAACTCACAGAACTACCTACCTTGCAGCCAACGGCTACACCGATCTAACGGCCAATCACGCTTTAGGGCAAGGCATCACAATTAAGACAAGGGCAGGCGATGTCAGAAATGACATAACCATAAAATATAACACAAATTCAACAAGCGAAGTAAGTGACACAGACGCGGCATCTATTGCACTGTATGGCGACCTGGCTCAAATTATTACGACAACTATCAAACATCAAGCGGACGCCGAAGATCAGGCTGCCTTCTATCTTGCACTGCGAGCTTATCCTCAGCCTATATTTGATTCCATCACTTATGCACTGACCAATCCAGAACTAGATAATGGTGATCGTGACGCTCTCATCAATATCTTTATGGGTCAGCCAATAGCTCTTAATGATCTTCCGCCAAACATGTCGTCAGGAGTCTTTCAAGGTTTCGTCGAAGGCTGGACTTTCCGCGCCTCATACAATCAACTTGATGTCACGCTGCTCATGTCGCCACTGGCTTATTCACTTAATGCCATGCGCTGGAACGACGTGCCAATAAACGAGCAATGGAATACCGTGTCGCCGACTTTAGAGTGGCAATATGCCACAATAGTCTCATAACGAAAGGAAATACTTATGGCAAATCCAACGACCAACTATGGTTTTGTTCTTCCGACGCCGACTGATTTAGTAACGGATCTTCCGGCCGACTTTGACGTCGCACTTCAAGGCGTGGACACACGACTTAAAGCTTTACAACCAGGCACAACGCTTGGCGATCTTGCTTATTCGTCTGCGACTGCCAACACAAACACGCGATTGCCGATTGGAACTAACGGACAGGTCTTGGCCGTTGTTGCTGGTGTTCCAGCATGGCAAAACGGCACAACAGGAGACATTGAAGGAGTCACTGCTGGAGTCGGAATAACGGGCGGTGGCACATCTGGAACAGTCACAATCACAAACGACATGGCAACAACAATCACGGCATCAGGTGACATTGTGGTTGGTACAGGATCAGGCACTTATGACAATTTGCCAATTGGCACAACCAATCAAGTCTTAACGGCTGATACAACAGTTAGCCCGTATAAGGTCAAATGGGCAACACCAAGTGCCGGTGCATTTACACTAATTGCAACGGCCACACCATCAGCTGCATCAACTTTTAGTTTTACATCTATTCCTTCAACCTACAAACATTTATTTGTTTTAGTGCCTGAGTTGAGATGGGCTGCAACTGGTCAAAGCGTAAAAATGAGATTTGCTACTGGTTCTTATTATTCGAGCCGCGTACAAGGAACTGCGGATAATGCTGGGACTTTTATGTATAGCACAGAGCGAGGAGAAACTTATTTCGGACAATCAAGCCAATTAAATTGTCCAATCCAAAAAGGTTATACAAGTGCAGGTGTATTTGGTGACATTTCTAGCGCATCTGCTATTTGGATTTATGACTACACAAACACTGCTGACCGCGTTGTTGTTTGGAATGCTGGTGGCAACGGCGGAATAATGACAGGCATTGGAATATACGACCACACGGCAGTAATTAGCAACATTGATTTTTTAACAACTGGCAGCACAGTCACAGGAACCGCTTACCTATACGGAGTGTCATAAAATGAATAAATATGAGATAAACGCAACTACTGGTGAAGAAATCACTACACCGCTAGAAGGTGCTGAATTAAAAGCCTATTTAGATAATGAAGCCAAAAATGCTGCTGAGGAAAAAGCCAAAGCCGAAGCGGAAGCCAAAGCCGAAGCAGACAAAGCAGCGTTATTAACCAAGCTTGGCATTTCTGCCGATGAAGCGAAGCTTTTATTGTCGTGACATTTCCAGATGGCACTGCTGCTCGGATTATAGAAGTCGCACTAGCTGAAATTGGTACGATTGAGACTGGCGAGAATCTGACAAAGTACGGCAAATTTACAAAGGCTGATGGACTGCCTTGGTGCGGTTCATTCTGCAACTGGGTCTTTCACACTGCCGGCGTTAAGATTCCATCAATGGTTTCAACGGCTTTAGGCGCACATAAGATGAAAGAGCTTGGACGTTGGATTGAAGATAAGCCGCAGCTTGGAGATTTATGCTTTATGGACTTTCCACACGATGGCATTGATCGCATCAGTCACATCGGAATCGTGGTCAAGGTAGGCCAGACAAGCGTTCTCTGTATCGAGGGCAATACGTCCGGCGATGGAGATCAACGCAACGGCGGAATGGTGATGCTCAAGCGTCGCTATATTGGCAAGGAGATTGTTGGTTTCGCTAGGCCGAAGCTCGTAACCTATGCAGGAGAATATCCAGTGGTCGAGCCACTTCCACAGGCGAAGCCGAAAAAGGAGAAAAAGAAATGACACAATTCAAGGCAGTCGCAGCATCTTGGGCGAGAAGCTCAGTGGCCGGAATGCTGGCCGTTTATATGACAGGCAATACCAATCCAAAGGATTTAGCGATGGGGCTTGTTGCTGGGCTTGTTCCAGTATTAGCTCGCTGGGCTAATCCGAACGACATTTCTTTCGGTCGCCAGAAGTGAGCGTGGGCGAATGGACGGCGGTCGGTGGGCTTGTTCTTGCGGTGCTGACTGCCATCTATTCGTCAATGAGATTCATGGTGAAGTCGATCATGCGAGAGCTTTCACCGAATGGTGGGAATTCTCTCAAGGATCAAGTCTCTCGAATTGAGGCACGTTTAGATCAACTGATGCTGGAGATTGCTCTCAAGAAATAGACACGCCGACGTCAATCTTGAAATTGTCGGACATAGATGTCACTCTGTATCTGGGAGCATTCGACAAGGCTCCCACGGGAGCAAAAAATGACAACAAGTGAAATCGGACTATTCGTCCTCATGGCTATCGCCTGTATTTTCTGGGCGATTGTCAGTTATTCAGTAGGCTACAAAGAAGGCCACAAAGAGGGCTACCAACGCGGCAAAGCCGTAGGTCGCCACATCTCAGCTCAGGCAGTGCGCTAATGGGATTCCTGGACAACTACGAAGCTGCTCGCGCTCGCACTGATCGCTGGCTTGCAACATATCCAACTGGTCGCATTGAAACAGAAATTATGGAATTCAGCGCCGAAAAGGGCTACGTTCTAGTCAAGGCAACTGGCTATCGAAATGCCGATGATTTATATCCAGCCGGTGTTGATTTCGCTTATGGCTATCAGGGCGCTTATGTGCAGAACATGAAACGCTGGTTCGTTGAAGATACAGTCACTAGCGCAATTCTTAGAGTTATGCAGCTCATTATGGGCGGTGCTGAGAGAACAGTGCGCGAGACGATGGAGCAGATTGAGAAGCTACCAGCAAAGGTCGCCAACACTGAGCCGGACTACTGGAACACAAAATTCGGAGACGTGCCATCGTTTAAGACACGCGAAGAGGCAGAAGAGGCTGGCATTCCAACTCTGGGAACGGCCATTGACACCATCAAAGAGACACTGGGAGGCGTTCAAGTAGCTGCTGCTCCATTGTGCTCTCATGGTCACATGATTTGGCGTGAAGGCACATCGGCTAAGACTGGAAAAGGCTGGGGCGGTTATATGTGCTCCGAAAAGGCTAAAGCTAAGCAGTGTCCGCCAGCCTGGTACATGCTCGGATCTGATGGACAGTGGAGGCCACAGGTATGACAAAAAAGCGCCTCATTCAGATTATTGTCATATTCGAATGCATCTTGATTCTTGCTCTGATTGTGATGGCAACACGATGAGCCGCGTGACTGAGATAATTGATGTTGATCTAATGATTGGCCGGACTCTTAT